CTCGCTCTTCAAGTTCTTGTCCTGGCTGATCCCACGATAAACGTCCGCAGATATCTCGGTTGCCAGCTGTTCCAGCCCCGCCGGTACGCTTCCGACTGCATATCCACCCTGATAGATTACCAGGTAGTTAGCGCCGTGCTTGACGTTTCCGGTAAGCCTATAAAGTCCGTCCTGTATGCGCGTGCAAGTCAACTCGCTCAAGGCCGCGCTTACTGACATTTCCTCGTTTTGCTCCAACGACGTATATCGCTTTTGTACCACCGTCAACGCTGGCCATCCGGCCGTAGTGGTTTCTGCCGTGGCGCTGAAATTGCTCACGTCGCTGATACTGCTTGCAAGGTTCGTGAAAGTGTGAGTCTCCGATATGTCGACGTCCGTGCTCGATAGATTGTCGGTGAGCACTACTTTTTGGTCCTGTACGTCGATGTTTCCCAGCCCTGAGCCGGTATAGGTTACCGTTAGCGCCGTTGATTGTCCAGCCCCTGCATACATGACCGTATCGATTGGTCTATTGGGTAAGACAACCTCGTTTTCCCCGTTGCCCACAAATTGCTCAATGTAAAGATCAAGCGAAAAGTTCCGCTGACAATATGCGGCGATCTCCTGGGATACTGCCGTTACGATGGTGTCAATCTTCGTATCCTCATCGCTTCCGGTAATACCTAGGTAAGCTTTAACAAGTGCCGTGGTTGTCAGTTCTAAGGCCATTCTTTTAATCCTTGAGTTAATGGGGGACCGGGACGAACCCAGCCCCCCGAACTATCTACAATGCAGACGCGTCAACCGCGCGTTTTTCCGTCAATACCAGATTCACACCGAGAATGGTGCTCTCTCCGGGATCTGCCACGGCACAAGCGATATGGTCAAAGTCATTATCCGCGTCGAGCTGTGAGGCGTCGACTTCGATAAAAAATACTTTGTTGTCATCCGTTGCGCCGATGGTCAGCGTTGAGGAAGTAACAGCCGGAACGTCAACGGTAGTGGTGGCAGTTGCGTACGCGGTGTACGTCAAAGCCTTGGCACTAGTACCGTCGTTGGCGGTTGCTTGCTTAAGAGTGACCGCAGCGGATGCACTTGCAGCGATTGCGCCGGTCGTGATCATGATGGTCAGGTCTTTACCTTCCTGCATGTTAACGTATGGGGTGGTGATGGCTCCGCCGTCGACGTCAACAGGCGGATCAATCAGGACACTGCAATTTTCAGATATACGCATGATATAACCTCCAATTAAGCGCGGGTTGCGAGTACGACGTAAGGACTACGCGTATTCGATCCCTGGGCCGGGGTTAACGTTTTTGACCACTTGGTGTCGCCGTTTACCCGCAAGGAGTAACGGAAACAGGTCTGTTCAGTCAGGAACTGGACATGGATGGACGAATTCGCCTTGATTCCGCCCTTGTTTATCATGAGATATTCCGAAGGATCAACCAACGCGATATCGCCAACCGTTCCGAGAGTCTTGCAATGCTCGAAAGGCAGGATAGGACGGCCGAACAGCGTGCCGTACGGAGCTTCAGCGAAGCCAGCAGGCGGAACGAAAATAGGCTGATCGCCAATCGTCATCAATGGCAGCTGTGGGAATACGTCGTTGTTGATCAACCAGACGGCGTTACTCATGCTACCTTGGAAACGCGAGAGCATCTTAACGACGTTCGTTGCGTTAACTGTTGCGGCGGTCTGTCCGGATTCAGCTGCAACGCTTACGATAGCGTTACTGCCGAGAATACCATTCAGCTGGCCTGCGCCTGTGCCGTTATAGATTCCAAGATCCAACTTGAACCCGAATTCGTTGGTAAACCAGGAGCTTACCATTCCCGACAATGCCGTTGAGTCTTCCAAGATCTCATCGGACGCGTAATACGTACCCATGAGCTTCTCAAGCTGCATGTTTCGACGGTTGAAAGTCGGAGTGGATGCAGTTACCGAAGCGGCCTCAGCTGCCCAATATACCGTAGTAGGATGGCTGCCGTCGGTGCGTACGTATGAGTCTAGCTCGTTCCAGGAAAGACCGTTTCCGGCAACCTGAACGGTATCGACGCGAGACGCGAGGATGGACGTATCCATGGTAACTTGCATAAGTTCGCTCTGGAAGTCGTTCTGAACCAGAAAACCACCTTCTGAATCAACGGTTTCGTTGTTACCGAGAACGGCTTTTTGGACGGCGTCGAGGCGGTTACCCTGCTCAACGGACATATTACCGGTTGCCTTTGCCTTAACGGCTTGCAACTGTTCGCCCATGTTGTTAAATGCTTTCTCTTTCTTGTGCGGATCGACTTGAGCGACAATGCGGAAACCGTCAATGTCTTTCACTGCATTGGAAACAGCATCCTTAACTGCCTTGGTGATGTTTTCCTGGTCGACTTGTGCTTTTTGCTTTGCGATGTTTTCAGCGGCTTCGTCAGCGGCGGAATAGTCAACGCATACGGCCATGGATTTCATGACGTTATACGTGGCCTCGTCGCTGACTTCGATGATGGAATCGACTGGATTACCGTCGTATTCCTTCAGAAGTTTAATTCTTTTGGGGTCCATTTCGTTACCTTTCGTTTGTTGTTACCAATATGTTCTCGGTCATCCGATTACGGGGTTGCCGCCTTCGGGGTCGCCGTTAAATCTTGCCTCTCATTATTTCTACTGCCTGCTTTGCCATATCTTCCACTTCCGATTGAGTGGGCTGGGTCACCTTGGCCGGTCCCTTGCGGATGACGCGCATGATCGTCTTGACCTTTGGCGCTTCTGGCTCGGGATCTACGTCGGCAAGGCTTTTGCCTTCGTTCAAGTCATCGTTTGCTTTTGAGTCTACTTCAATATCAATCAGCTTATCGTCTGAACCAATGCCCAATAGCTTGAGGGTGTTGTCAGAGATTGTCAGGCTCTTACCGTGGACGCTCTGGATAAGCGCCTCGGGATTTGCCGGGATCGGGACTATTGAGTTCTCAAGCATGATTGATTTAGTGATAAACGCGCGAACGGATGCGGCTTCGTCGTCACCAAACTCGCCCCATGAATTTTGGGCGTAAGTCACCATTTGCGCAAACTCCTTGGGATGGCGATCTCTTGTGATCACCTCCGTCGGGATAAAGCCTATCGAGCTGGTCCGAATATGGCCGCCCTTGACAAGCTGCCAAATCTCCTCGGCTCTGTCGGTCCCTGCAAACATGGCAGTGCCACGAAGGCCGAAACCATCACTATAGATATTCTTCATGCTGCCAATAGGCGGGTTGCCCCATTGATGGCCGAACAATAAAACCGGGTTCTTCCGGTATTGATCCAATTGGATACCGTCCGGGATAACAATCTCAGCGTCCCGGTCAAGTGTCCGAGTCGAGGCGTAAAGCATGGCCTCCCGCTTGTCGCTGTCTTCGTCCGTGGTGACTACCGGGGCAGATATTAACGGGCTGGCGTCCAGTGTGCAAACACGCTTGATTACGCGCTGTTCATCCGGTAACTCATCCATAAGCTTCAAAACGTCCTCGCGAAGCCCGTCAGGGAGGTTATCGCAGAACTTTTGCGTTATCTGTACGTGTTTCTTTGGCATTTAACAGTCCCTCAGCACCGTATTACTCTTGATTGCGCGCTTAATGCGTTCGCACCCTCTGATTGCATCATGTGCAGCCGTTGTGTCTTTGACCACAGCTCCAAAACGCCTCATCAGATCGTCACAGACATCAGAAACCGGTTTTTTGTCTGAAACAACAGGGATTGCTACTTTTGCGGGTTTTTCGCGTTTTTGGGCCTTTTTTGGCGCTTTTTCGGTCTTTTTTGCCATTATATCACCTCTTCGGTTATGTTTTCGTCTGTTTCCGTCTCCATTTCGCCTATTACAGGGGTAAAATAGCCGTCATCGACCATGTCAGGCGGTAAAGTCTGCATTTGCTGTGCCTGTGAGCGCAAGATTATACCTGCTTTTGCCAGTTCAAGCGTTCGTTTCAGCTCAAATTCAACGTCCTCGGGCACCGGGTTGTCGAATGCAACAAAAAGCCGCGGCTCATCATAGAGCGGCAGCAAGTCGGTATTTATCTTGTTTTCCATGCGCTTTAGCCGTGGGGCTATCGTAAATCGCGCGTGCTGCTCGTTTCCGGCCTGGGCATTGGCCTTGTTGACGTTTTCCGTGTCAAGTAGGGAGATGGGTACGCCGAAAGCGTCAGCTATCTCCAGGCGCGTCCACTTGCGGCCCTGCAAGAATCCCATATCGCGGGGGCTGATTGCAATCTCCTTGATATCATACCGGCTGTCCGTAACCTTGACCTTTCCGGAGTTGCGAACGCCTTTAAGAGCCCTGTTCCAATCAGCCTCGACCGCTCTAATCTTTTCCCCGTCCATATTCCCGTCGGTATAGCTGACGACAATGGGCGGAATCCCGAGATTCTTGTTCATGGACGCCTCGTATATGTCCATGTTATCGTAATTACTGGCGGCTGCATAAGCTCCCTCTAGACAGCCCATTCCATAATATTGATTCTTGGGGTTCGGATGACGCAGATGGATGACGTCGTCTTTAGGTAAAAAGATACGCTGCGGTGATTGACGGCCGTATAGATAGCCTTTGATGAACTGGTTTTCGTCTGGAACGATACGAACCCATTGACTGGGTAGCTGGTAGATTGATTGAGGCAGTCCCGCCATAGGTCCGGTTTGGTGCTTGCTCACGTACCAATAACTATCGCCCGTGATATCCCCGAATATCGTCGA